ATGGCAGTGGAAAGTTCAGGGCAAATGCGATAAATCGCTTTTGAACTAGTTTACCACCATAGTCAACCTTTTAAATATAATAGGGCCGACGACTATTCTTTACAATATTCTATATAAATCAAAACTATTTTTCCACCTTGTGGCTTCTCAACAAGCCTCTCACCATGATAACTTAATAAAAGAAGGAGACCAATCACACATAGTCTGGAGTGACCTGCGTGATAACAATTTCGGTCGTTGTAGGGGTACCAGGCAACGAAACCGAACCAAAGAACACATTAGCGGCTAAAGTTGGATCCAAGATCTCAACAATGCCGACGTAGTACTGATTAGACGCAGTGTTGGAACTGTTATCATTATAAGCCAATGTTCCGTTAGTCCATGCATTGGGGACCAATGCGCAATTGGTAAACGTGGGTGTCCACGTAGAAATCGCAGCGGCCGCTGATCCACGAACGATAATCATAAAATTATACCGCCCGTAGAGCCCCACTGGGAAAGTTACACGTTGTGATGTAAGGGTAATCCCAATGGTGTCCGTGAAGACAGTTCTGGCCGTTCCGAATACCAAGGCGCTGGCTATCCCTGCGGTGGCGACTGCATGGTAAGTCTCGTTGACAGCACCTCCTTGAGAAAACAAAACTGGCTTGCGGAGTTCCACCTCATAAGTAACCCATAGCTCACCTACTGTTGCAACGGCCTGCGAACCAACGGTACCAACCGTCAACTTGGCAAGGTCAAACAATTTGACATCTTGATTAGCCGGCAGCGAGCCAGTTCTAATATATTGCATAGGCAGGGGATTTTGATCGGGGTCACACTCCAATGGCAGAAAACACGATTCCGACGGTTTGGTCGTGGCCGCCCACACTGCGTTTTCCATCTGCAGTTTGTTGGTGAAGGCCGCGGCATCCGATCGGTATTGAGCCGCCAAAACCACTGTGCCCAACGCCGTGTTGGTGCCGCTAAGGGCATCAGCAGACGTTGACTTGTATTCAAACACAAGTCCCTTAAAGCGATACTCCTCAAAATTACACGCAACTCCGGCTAAGTAAGGAAAAGTCTCCTCAATACCGGGATTGACGTTAAAAGTACGCGAGGCAAAAGTGGTGGAGGAACTGATATCAGTAATAAATTCTCTGTGTCTAAAAACGATAGACTCATTCGAACTGTGCATGAAGGGAACCTGTTTGTTCCACGCATCCATGACAGTATTGCGTTTAATCTTGTACGAACCCAAGCCGAAAAACTTACTGATCGAGTTGCCAGCCAACGCCCCCAAGTCACCGAGAACAGTGTTCTTGGGCTTTGGAGCGTCGCGATAAACGATCTTGGTAACAGTCTTTGGCTTTTGCTTGGCCTTAGTGTTCTTGCTCTTCTTCCTAGCCATCTGAATTGATACAATTTTGGTTGTTTTGATTGGGTGTCACTACTGTATTGGATACCCGAGTGACCAGGGGACTGTACATTGGGGAAAACATAACTGTGGCGCCGTGCAGTCTCTCGGCATTTTGTTTAGCACGGAATTATTAAGCTTTCGCACCGTTTTGGGCCATTAATTTCCCCAACCCAATTAGAGTGATGGTATTTCGGGCCGTCTAAAGTCAAACTCCCACGCTCGACTGTCGACGGGCTCGCCCCGATGGGACACTATGAGACTCGGTGTCCACTCACTCAAATTCTCCTCAATTCTCAGTTGTTCTTCCACTGAGATTCCCCAAGCCACTGCGAAATCTTCCCTGGCTTGGGGTGTGACTTCTGAAGGATAATCACGCCTCCAAAAGTCAATCGGTATGTCACGTTGTTGTCGATATGTCATCCAAAAATCACCTCTCAGAATACCCCCATCGCGTTTGCCTCTATTGCTCATCCCTGCCTCAGCTCCTGCGATCAACCTGCGAAGGAACTTATCGATCACTGGTGAGCCGTAGAAAATACTAAGCTCTCCCAAGGCTATCGTCTTAAGCAATTTGGGCCTCAATGCCTCATCCTCAAACTTCATATTAGTGAGGGTCTTTGACATTATCTTAACAGGGTCTCTGACGCTAGTCCATCGCCCATTGATGCGGCACGGTTTGGATTGACAAAAATTTACTTCACGCAGATCTGTTCTCACTCCTTCTATCTTCATGGTGAGACCGTTCTCTTTGAAGAATTCCTTCACCATGGTTTCAGTGAAAGGTCTTCCCTTGTAGAAGAAAACGGAGTCATCACCATCGACGAGATAGTCGAATTGCAGGTCTGCATCCCAATTCTGTTTCAACCAAACGACAAAAGAGGAGAGTTGAATACTCATCTGTACACAGTTACTTGCGGCCGTATCAGCACTGCCAGAGCATCTTCCTCCCCTACAAGAATAACCAAAGTGCTCATCACCCACCCGAAATCCACCTCGAATGGTAGTTCTACTTCTCATTATCCTGTCTAACCGTTCACGCATTTTCCGACCACCACCCAAAACTAGACGCCAAAATTTCTCCTCAATTTTAAGCAAATCCTCAGTGATGTGTGCGTCGAATCTACTAGCATCAAACTCATATATCGTACAACCTGGCATGCCCTCAGCTTTCTCATGCAGAGTGCGTGCCCGTACGGTCGGAGTCATTCCTTTCGCAATAAACCGTCCCCGAGGGAAAAATTTCCCATCGCCTTCAACGTCGTACAGAGCGTGTTCAGCGGCTTTTATCAAGGAGGCGTGTTCCAGAATGTAAACGAAATCAGCGAACTGTATAGCCCTGCAAGAAGGATTGATCTTATCTTCCAAAAATCTAACACCTTCCTGCTTGACAAACATCTTCACCTTCGTATGCCTCGACCTAACTCCCGTAGCATTTAACTCACGCTCAGCGTCCTCATAACGCCTACGCTTCTTGCCTTTAAACCCCTGCACAATGCTAGATGCTGGGACCGGAGAATGTTTTCCTACTAATCTACCAAGGACAAAGGCTAGGTCCTCGAGAGCTCCGAGGCTGGACTGTTGTGGGTAGGGAACACAACTTCCAACTCTCCCATAAAGCGCATTAATGTGGTTGCACACACAACTGCGATGCACGAAATATGCATCATGCGCTAGGGAACAGGGAGGGGCCGCTAACTGCGTCACCCAATCCCTGGCCTCACACAAGTGGTAATCAAGCGATCCTGACCAAAGAGTCAGACGCGGCGGTCTACTGGAGCACTCACAACCAGGGCGGTGCTCAACAGGACCAGGTCCTCCTGAGCAACTGGTCGGGCGCTTGACCCCACTTACCTATTCCCGGATAATTGGAAGTCCAAGGCCGAGGTATAGCCTCACCTTGTACTCCAACTCCAGGAACATTTCCATCATCGACCCCATAGGTCCGTACTTCGCGGTGTAGTCCTGTATTTGACTATCAACCCAAGTAGACTCCTCCACAGCTATACACTCGTATAGCTCCGCGGACACTAAGGCATCCTCAATGGCCGCAGTAACAGCAGCCACTATGATAACCTCATCCGCATCCGGTTGTATCACCTCTCCATTCGCCAACTTGAAACCATCCCTACGAGCCGTCTGATATAGCCGTAACTTGACGTCTCGAATAGCATTGACGGAACGAGTTGTTGTGCTTAGCAGTCGCACTGCAGTGAACTTTAATGATGACTCTCTATATCTAGTCAAATCACTTGTTCCTCTGGCTATACGTCTACCATTGCCACGTGTACCTCGCCTCCTACGCCGATCGAATAAACGATTGCTAATGTCGAATCCGCCAGTCCGGTTAATCTGAATCACCAATGCCACAGCATGTATGACACCAGTATTGATTAAGTTCACTCCCAACTGTCTCAAGGCCTCCCAAACTAATTGATCGTAGCAAGGATTGGAAAAGAAAATCCCAGGTGGCAAGACGAGCGACTTAATCGCTTGCCAGTAACTCTTGCTCGTCCACAACCATTGAGGAAAGAACAAAGCAAAATAACCATACCATGAGGGATCCACAATTGATCCGCTATTCAGCCAGATCCAATTGGTCCATTCAACCTGCCACGCTATCCCGGAGGGCACCCAGTAATTATAAGTCCACCGTGAGATGTCAGACTGATGGCTGATTAGGCACTGCTGATAACCCGCGAACAAGGAACTCACAAATCTGGTCCAGATGATTGCCTGAGCTATGACAATAATTGCGATAAAAAGGGCGGGTGTTTGTCCCCTTGGGTAGGGGTTGAGTAATCGCAATAAGCCAAGCATTTCGTTGTCGTGTTGTTGTTGTGTTCATAGGTGGGGGGATCTTATGCCGATAAGCAGGTGTTGATTAACCTCGGCACCACCGAGGTTCCAGACTATGCACTGGATGCTAACTAGCTTGCCCTATGCTCATTAAAATGAGCACAGCGCCTGTCCGCCCTTCCTGTTACCCACAGGAAGGATTAAAGGGGAAAATAAAC